CTATTTTGGCTCTACACTATCTGCTATATTTCTACTACTCATATTTGTATTTTGTAATGTTTCAGCAAGCTCTTTGTCGTTATATACAATTCCATCTTCATCAATATTGTTTACAGCAGTATTAATTCTTTCTTTATGCCGGCTAAGCTCCTGAGCTATTACATGACCTTTGTTTGGATATAGGTGCGCATAAGTCCGATCCACTTCTTGAGGGGTATCACCAATCCGGGCAGCTATTGCATGAGTACGATAACCGAGTTCAATTAACAAAGATACATGGCTGTGTCTTAAATCATGCACTCTAATTCGTTTAACACCGGCTAATTTAGCAATTCGTGTTAATTCCTGTCTGACAGCTGAATGAGTAAAATAAAAAATACGCTCATCATTGCCTATTTCGTATAAACTATTTATATAAATCAGCAATTCATCATATACGAAGTCAGGCATTGATACATTTCTAGTTCCGTTATCCGATTTTGTATCACCCAATATATCATTCCCATCTTCGCGCCTGTAAGATTGTTTTATGTTTAGGGATTTAGTTTTGTGAATTATTTTTTCAGGAGTAAGGGCAAGACATTCTCCAATGCGCACACCACACCAGTATAAAATCATAAATACAATGTGATATGATGGATGTTGTTCATATTTAATAACAGTATTAAACTGATCAAGCGTCCAAAAGTGCATTTCAGGAGCTTTTTTCTTGCCGATGGCTTTTACTTGGGAACAAGGATTATATGATAGTTTGTAAAATGCCACAGCAAAATTAAATATGGCACTTAATTGGCTGTTAATCGACCGTAGATAAGTGGCTGAATATGGTTTGTTATTATGTGGATTTTTTTTGTTAAGTAAAGTATTTTGCCATGAACGAATATCAGTATTCGTTATTTCGACCACTTTTTTATTTTTAAAATATGGTAGTATATGAGTGTTTATTATATTTTGCTTATTTGTTAAAGATGTGCTGCGGATGCGTTTTTCTATATCCGCATAATATAAATCTATCAATGTAGAAAACAGCATATCAGGTTCCCCAGAATTTTTTAAAAGAAACTCTCTTTCGTAAGCCTCTGCTTCGCGTTTTAAAGCAAATCCTCTCTTTTTCTTTTTATGACGTATACCTTGCCAGTCAACATAGTAAAAACTGGCATACCATGTGTTTCTTTTTTCGTCTTTATATGCAGGCATTTTTGTACTCCTTTTCGATATAATACAACACTATAATGAATTGTATGTAATTTTGATGTAATATAAATGTAATAAATTGTAAAAGGGGGCGTAATTGTGAGTTGCTCAAAAGATAAGGAAGACACAGAGTTGTTAGCATTGTACAGAACCTTAACTCAAACGGAAGCAACTGCTGTTCTTAAATTCATTGAAGAATTAAAAAAACAGCGAACACAAGGCGACAATTAGCAACACAACCGCCCATAAGGACGGTTGTTATTTTTTTAATACTATTTGATTTTTGATTTTACTAATCCTGTGATGTATTATTAGATTCTATATATTTATCTATCTCTTTCTGAACGTCCTGTAAATCTTGTGCTACTTGCACAAAAGTGTTTTGCTCATCTGAATTGCTCGCAAAATATGCTAACACATCACTTGAAGAATGAGCGGTATATGATAGTTTTGCATACCACAATAAATAAGAGGTAGTTGCGTTAATTAATTTGTCGTGAACATCAGTCCAAGCTTCAGGACAAGTGAGGTTATCTAATGTGTTTTTAGATTCTGTGGCTTTTTCAACAAAAAGAATGTTAAAATCCCCATTTGTCATGTATTGCATTCCGGAATTTACATATGAATGCAATATAGACATAGCGGAAACGTATGACATTTCATCCAGCTTTTCTTGATATTCATTTTCAGCAGCCTTTAGTTTGTCATAATTTTTTACCAATTTTTTTTGATTTTCAGTTAAATTCTCATAAGACGATTTTGCATTTGTAAATTCTGTATTTTCTTGCGCTAATTTGATTTTTTTTATTTGCTCTATTAATGCAGATACATCATCAGCGGCTTTCTTATCAACATTATATTCATTAATTGCAGTAGTTAAATAAGAATAGTTAGTTATTTTTTTCTTTTGTTTGTCAGATAAATTTTCATATGCTGTATTAGCTATAGAAATTGTTTCTTCAATATCTAAAGTATCATTTCCAACATCATTTATTTTTGATATGACATCATTAACAGCTTTCGTATCTTGAATATATATGATAAAACAAGTCCCCAAAATTAGTAATATACATAGACAAATAGAACCGATAATTATATTACGTCTTGTAAAAATACTATTTGAAAACTTTTGCTGCTTATCATCGATAGGTGTTGTTTCTAATGCTTCTGTGTTAAGTCTTTCACTATTATTCATATAAGTTCAGTCCTTTCTCTAAAAACAAATAGATCCTTTATTTTTCTCTTTGTGTAATTAAAAATATCATATATTCTTTTACTTTAGCTTTTTCCTCATCTGTTAAATCATCAAACATTGATTCGCTAATGTTTTTAACATTCACATCTTTCAATAAATCAATAGAGGTTGTAGTACCGATTGCTGTATCAGACGTTTTGCCTAATAGATAATCAGAAGAAACATCAAAGTAATTGGCAAGTTCTTGTAATTTTTCAGAATTAGGCGTGGATTTAGCATTAAGCCAATTAGCGATTGTACTTTGTGACACGCCAATATCTTTAGCTAGTCTATAATTAGAAATATCATTACTTCTCATTGTATTACCAAGTATTTGTGCAAAATCCATAAAAATATCACCTACTTTCTGTATACATATACTCCATTTTTTTGGACTAAATTTCTTGACTACTCCAAAAAAATGGAGTATAATAAACATATAAACAACAACGAATGTTTATACTTTGTAATTAACAACAACGTGGCACGAGCCGCATATACGGCTCCGATTTAGACCGAGTGCCAGTAGTACAGAGCCGTCCGAGAGGACCGCTGAATACCGTGTATGGCAGGAACTGCCCCCTTGGTTTCCATTTTTCTATGTTTTTGGTTTTCAACACACGGTATTTTGTAAAATGGAATATTGTAAGTTTGCCGCTTATACTTATTCCATTTTATTTTATCACTTAACAGAACAAATGTCAATCATAGAAAGGAGGTTTTTGTATGTCAAAGCAAAAAGCAATCCCTGCATGGGGTATCAAAGTCAAACAGGTACTAATTGAGCGCCAAATGAGCATAAAGGAGCTCGCGGAGGCGGTTGGTTATGGCCGAACATGGGTATCACAAGTAATAAACGGTACCATGCAGAGCGAGCAACTTAAGGACATAATTTGCAAGTACCTTGAAATATAGGCTTTGCTTTAACCTTAGTATAACACAAAGGCAGGTGAAAATAAATGTCGAAACAAGTAACTGTTGCAGGCGACAACAGGTATTGCCAAGCACGTTTAGCGGCGGCAAAATATAATACAGATTTTTTTAACCGCCGAACAGCTGCGGAACATCTTCCGGGTGTTTCTGAGGATAGCTTGAAAAAATATGAATTAGGAATTAACAACCCACCAAACAGTGTGGTTGCATTGATGGCCGATGCATATAATTCTCCGGAATTGCTTTCATGGTACTGTGCCAATGAATGTCCATTAGGGACAAGGTGCAGAGAGCAGGAAACAGCACCGGCGGAACGGATATTTATACGGCTGCAAAATGAAATTCCTAATTTACATAAGGATATGAAAGCGCTTGCGTGCATTATGGATGACGGCAAATTAAAAGAGGACGAAAAAAGTACAGCGATAGAGATAAAAAATAACTTTTTAGAAATATATCGCAGGTTGAATGATATTTTGACTGTACTGGATAAAGCTACAAAAACAGGAGTTTTTGAGTGAGGAGGTGAAACAGGTGGATATAGTGAAAAAATCAGCATTTTATAATGTTAATGATGTCATGAGCTTTTTAGGCTGCAAAGAAAATTATGCTTATAGCGTCATTCGCAAATTGAGGAAGGAGTTGGTTAGTATGGGGAAAGAACCTGGTCCCGCAGGAAAAATATCAAAAAAATTTTTTAGTGAAAAATTTTATTGTGATGAATGCGAACTACCTGATTGGGACGGAAAGAAGGTGAGCGCATGAAAAAATTCCGTATGAAATGTGGTTATGTGGCGTATGTGGTCACGATAGAGGAGCTTGCTAATATAGGCGGCTTTGGAATATGTGACGAATGTAATGAATTTGCATTATCAGGATATTTAGTTCCGGTGTTAAACCATTACATGTGTCAGAGCTGTTTTGAAAAATTTGATAGTAGAGCAAATTACTATAAAGAAGATATTCCGATAGAAAATAAGAATGCTGAATACTATGAAAGCAGAATACCATTGGATGATGCAGAAAGCCAGACTATTGAATGGGATAAAAAAAGAGAGCATGGCATTAAATATGCACACACTCCCACAACCATACATTAAGTATACCACTGTTTTAAAACAATGTCAACAATGAAAAGAAAGAAGGTGTAGCATGGTAAAAACAATAAGTATTTTGATGATAGTGGTTGAAGCTATTGTATATTGCTGCATAAAATATCAACAATATCACAAACAGCGCAGAATAAAGCGTTACGAACGTATAAAGCGGCGTGACGGGAATTGTTTACGTTATAAGTTCCGGTTGTTTCAGTATGAGGTACGGCAATGGGAAGAAGATAGTAAGTCGATAATTTACAAGGAAAATGTAAATTTGATATGCAAGGATCCGACTATTGCCGGTGTGCTGCAAATAGGGATAATGGGTAATGAAAACAATTAGTCGTAAATTAATGAAAATAAAAAGACCGCAGAGCTGGCACTCAATAGCGGTCAAAGTGAAAGTTATATAGATATACCCATCTATATTTATATTATATCAGAAAAGGAGAGGTTTGTCAATGAGTTTTGCTACAGATATTTTAAAGTGTGAAGTTGCCAGAACTGGACATTATGGCGAAGATTATTATAAAAATTATGAAAAAGACATATATGAAAATCAAGTGTTCTGCGAAAAATGCGGAAATGATATATACGATCCAGCTAAAAACATAGGAAAGACCTATGTATATGAATACGGAGGACAATGCCTATGCGAGGCATGCTTTACAGAGGAATTATTTGATGATTTAGCTCCAGAGTGTAGAACAGCATTAAATGAATGGGAGGGGTAATAATGGCTGATGATGTAAAAATTCTTGACGAGGCAGTAACAGAAGAAGCAACAATTATAATAGTAAACCAATTACCAATTATTGATGAACAATTATCTCAAGTAAAAGAGATTATTGCCAATCGAACGGCTGCAGCAATGACTTTAAAATGTACCGAAGCCAATCGACAAGAGGTCAAAAAGCTACGAGCAAACTGTATCAGTGATGGCAGATTGCTTTCTGAAATACTATATGTCCGTGACAGGGTATTCATATATGCAAATGATGGCAGCGAGGTTAAAGAGGTATTCCGAGGCTATATTTGGAAAAAGGAGTATACAAATAATAAAAAAAGAATTATATCTCTAATTTGCTATGATAATTTAATTTATCTGCAAAAAAGTGAGGATAGTAGATATTATTCATCCGGCAAGAAAACAGAAGAAATTATAACAGATATTTGCCGAGCGTGGGGGATTGATGTTATATATCGATATAAGAGTATCGAACATAAGAAACTACCGCTACAGGGGAAAATATCTGATATGCTGCAAGATACACTGGATAAAGTGAAAAAGAACACAAGCATTAAATATGTTATAAAAAGCAGTGAAGATACAATATATATTGAACCTGTTGGCGCAAATTACAATGGAATAATGTATGAACTCAATCGTAAGGAAAATGCTATTGCAACCAGTAGTATTACTACTATGGACGATGTTGTTACAAAAATACTTTTTCTTGGTGAAGCCGATGATAACGGCGAAGTGCCTATTAATGACACGCTCGAGGGGAATGTTGAACGCTGGGGAACGTTGCAAAAAATCATGAGCGACGACAGCGATAACAGCAGTAATAGTTTAAAAAGTCTTGCTTCACAAGATGATGAAGAAGATACATTATATGAAAGTGCTCGTGATGAAGGAGAATATATACTCCAAGAAAACGGTCAACCAAAGGATACCTACAAGGTATATGCTATAAATAATCCATGGTTGAGAAAAGGTGATTTGGTTAAAGTATGCGCTGGAGATATGAACTATATGTATATTATTACAAGCATATCACATGATGCTGTGGACAAAGAGATGTATCTCGAGCTTGAGTTAGCCGATGAAGATAATTTGTCTATAACGGTAATAGAGAGCGTATACAGCAATTCGGAAGCGGGAAAAAGTGTTTATCTTAATAATGCGCCTGTATATGAATCATCTGACTCTGATACGATAGTGGGATATGTTTCTGGAACATATTATTTGTATGATGGTAAAAAGATACTGGAAAGGTATCGTATAGTGGAGAATGCTGACTATGTTGGACAAATACCAATGAATGAGTATATTATTGGTTGGTTGCCTGCAGATTATGTTAGGGGAATGATATTTACATGATGAATGGATTTGAACATTTAGGCTCAATTTTACAAGAACAAATGGGTGAAACAGTTGGGGCGAACAAAAATGTGGTGATGGAGCTTGCAACTATTACCTCTAATTTGGGTTTGAAAGTAGCAAGATTTGATAATGAAATACCGCGAGGTGATTATTTAATAGATACAAGGTTGGCAATTGATTACAAGCCTGAAACAAATATCGTATCTTCATCGGCTGACGGACATAGTCATACAGTTGCAATACCGCTTACAGAAGGAATTGCAAAAATTAAGTCCGGCGATATGGTTTTGGTATGTTGGGTAGGAGATGAGCCTATAGTTATTTCAGTAATTACAAACAGTAATAACATTTAAAGGGGTGATGTATATGGCGAATTTATTTCCAATAGATTCTCAGCATAATATTGTAACTCTGGCAGAAATTCAAAAAAATAAGTCTGTTATTTTTAAGGAAAGTCTTGATTTTGACGATGAAACAGGAGATTTTGTGTGTGATGGACAAGGTTGCATGACTACGGCAAGTGCTATAGAAGCATGGAAACAGTGGTGTAAAAATTGTCTTGACACAGCAAGATATAGTTTTGCATCGTATTCTACCGATTTTGGTATTAATAAAAAATTGATATTTGCGGTGACAGACAGGGAATCACAAGAGTTATTAATACAAACGGAAATAACAGAAGCTTTGTTGGCTGATGATTATAAAAGAACAAAATCGGTGACTGATTTTGAATTTAATTGGATTACCGCTGACACAGTAGAGGTTACAATGACAATAATAAGTGCATATGGTGCTACAGCCAATATAACAGTTGAGATAGGAGGATAATATATGGCAAATTTTACTATACCGGATTTTATAGAAAATAGTAGCGTGAGCAATATACATAAGCGTATGCGTGACAATTTGCCAAACACACTTGATGTAAGCGAAGGATCTCATCCATGGAATTTGACATATCCGAATGCTTATGAATATGCTTATTTTATACAATACTGTCTTTTAAATGCAATTAAAATGATATGGCCGGAATGGAGTTCGGGTGTATATTCGGACTATCATGGAAATTGCAGAAATATGTCAAGACATGAGGCGCAGTATGCGACAGGGCAAATCGTAGTGACCGGTGCATCTGGGACAGCTATACCGGAAGGAAGTATTTTTTCTACCGAACAGATAGGCGAAACATCAATCGTTAGATTTGAAACAACAAGCAGTGTTGTAATAGGCAATGACAAATCCGTTACAATACCGATTGCGGCTGTTGAGATAGGGAAGCAGGGAAATGTATTAGCTAATACTATTACAATAAACAGTGATAAGATTTTAGGCATTTCAAGCGTAAATAATCCTGAAGCTACAAGCGGTGGCTTTGATGAAGAAAGTGACGATGATTTCAATGCGCGTATAATGGAATACGACAAAACACAGGACAATGCTTATATTGGCAATGATAACGATTATAGACGTTGGGCTATGTCTGTTGATGGTGTGGGAGAGGCTATTATTTTAGATCCGGAAGATAATCCAGATGTTGATGACGATAGCGGTATTGTTACGATTATACTTATTGACTCAAACAGTAACCCAGCTACAGCAGCTATTTGTGCAAGCGTATATAATTATATCATGAGTCCTACTCCGCTTTCGACCGATGGTAAACGAACCGAAGGCGAAAAAACAAGTATAGAGAGATTAGCACCACCGGGCGTTACTCTTGTGGTAATACCACCTAATACAGACGCAATTACTGTATCAGGCTTAGTTGAGTTGGACGGTACTTCGGATATTGATACGGTAAAAGCAGCTTATGTGATAGCATTGCAGAGCTATCTGCTGCAAGCTATACAGGATGGAGAAATACGATATAGCAAGATTACAGCTTGTTTATCTGGCATTGATGGAGTTGCAGATTATAAAAATGTACTGCTAAATAACGGAACTGTTAATATACAGCTGAATGCGCAGCAAGTACCTACAATCAGTTTATCAAATATATCTCTAACGGTTGGTTCAGTTGATGGGTAGGTGATTATATGTATACGACAGAATTGATACAAAAAATAGTTACGAGCGAATCGGGACAACGTATGATACAGCGTGTAACCAATAAATATGGCGAAAGCTATGTAGGGTTATGGCTATTTCAGGTGATGGGAGAGTCAAATGATGAGATGAAAGCTCTCATGTAGCGGCCATTTGTTTTATTATTGATGGGATTGAATTCAATCTGTATGAATGTTCTCTCGTTACTACTTCACCTGGAGTTAAATTCTGTATTCCGAACGAGCCGTTAGGTATCGCATTTTTAAATGTGATTGTTTCCGTAGATGAACCATCCGGTTTCACCATTTTTCCCTGGAAGTTATATGTCGGAACATAACCATTTCCTATTGCTTTAATCAGTGGCGCCATAATAACATCGTCACGAATAACCGCTTCTGTAAATGTCAAGTCAAACGTCACTCCTGTAGGAACTGTGCCCACTAAGATAGAACCTACCCCTTGATATTCGGTTGAATTTACATTCATAACCACGCTATATGTGTTGATTTCAGCCAAAAATACATTATCTTCACCAACTTCAACAAACAATTTACCATCCTTGCCGGTCATAAGTTCTGTGGTGTTCAGGGTTGAATTATTATTCTTTGCCATATGTATCTCCTCCTATTTACGAATTCGTGCTAGACTTGAACTGATATATCAAGAAAATACGTTCAAGTGTATCAATATCATCAAATGCGACTATGAAATAAGCGTAATCGGAGCCATAGCCGTTTTCTTCATCAAGTGTAAAGGACGGGTTAAGAATTTTTTGTTCATCTTTCATCGTATCAAGTACCTCTTGCCCCTTTTGAATTACATATGATATACCGTCATCATCTCCGTTTACCTTGCCTATCAGCTTGCTTAATTGACGGTCAAGGCGGTTATATGCTTCATGACGAACTTTTACTCTCTTAATTTTCTTCCAGCCTTCGTCCTGATTTTCACTAGGTTCTGTTAAAGTTGTTACTCCGCTGTCAAATACCACAGAACCGTCATCATCAACTGACAGTAACAACAAGCCATTACTTATTGCATTACTGTACTGCGTATTCGTTAATCGTTCTGCGACTTTAACTGCGCCCGGCATCTTTTTATGTACAATACTTTCATTTGACGGAGTTGAAGATATAACTCCTGCAACCGTAGCAATCGCCTCAGCGCCGCTTACTGTTGTATCTTCCACTGTTCCGAAATCACTGCCAAAATAAACAAATGTAGGATCATTAATTTTTTTGGCATTAGCAATTCTCGTTGAAAGTGCAGAACTTCCATTTTCTCCGATAACTGCAATGCCGAGATTACCTTCATTTGCCGCCTCATTTAGATATTCTTTCAAAAGTGACTGAATATCTGGATCCACTGTATCAAGTGCAATTGTGTTATAGAAATACGGTTCTAAAGCCGTAAATGCTTCTGTATAGCTTTCCGGCGTGACAGTAGGATTTGTGCCGCCCTCAAATTTTTGCTGTGCAACAGCTGTTATGCTACCTGTTGCATTTTCGGTAATCCTCGCTGCGATATATTCGCTCCCAAAGGCTGCTACAGCTTTTGAAAGTTCTTCAGGTTCATTATAAAAAAACTGACTCTCTGTAAAGTGAGTCAACTCATCAAAGCCAATAAACGCTATCTGTGACCCCTGCCATGCAAATTTATCTTTTTCATATTCCAAATGTGCAAATGATATTTTTGCGCCTTTAGGGAATTTCCATGTAGGTCTTGGATTTTTCGTGCCTTTTCCGCCTATATACGGATAAATTCCATCCGATGTATCCCATAAACCACCTTCTGCTGTTATTTGGTTTGCATTTTTTCTGAAAATGACAGCTCCGAATTTTGGATTGTTTATATGACGTAACGGTTCCATGAGCAACGCAAAAGATTTACCGCCGCCAGCGGCCCCACCATAAATAACAATATCTGCAGATGAAGATAAAAATTGTTCTTGTGGACCCGGTTGTGGCTTGAGCTCTACAATCATAATTACCTCCCATTGCTCGGAAGATAAATATTGACCATTGTTAAATCATTATCTACTTCCTCTTTCATGCTCTTATCTTTTCTGACTTTTGATAGAGAATCGATAGTTTTAATTTTTACTTTTTGCACACGCGTCAGTTCAGCTTCAATTATCTGCATTTGTTCAACAGCATCTACCTTTGTTTGTTGTGCTGTCGCTGTCTGCTTTGTGCATATGCCTGTAGCATTAGTTTCTTGCATAAGAATTTTTATATCCTCTTTCAAAACCATACCATCAGATGATTTTTCTAATAATTCTCTGTACCTTGACAAAAGCGCCATATAACGTCGTTCTCGTAAAGTAGTTAATTTCAAAGTTTCAATTAATTGAAATTCTTCATCAGTAGGCATATCATTCATCATTGCCTTTTCTTCTGCTGTTACATTCTCCCAGTATCTTTCCGCATATGTTCCATTTTTTAGAGCATTTGTATTCTCGCGCTGTCCGCCTCGATTTGACTTTTCCGTCTTATCCGAACGCTCGCTTTGTTTATCCGAACGCTCGCTTTGTTTTTTTTTAGTCTGTCCGTCCCACTGATATGTACTTTTCCAGCGCCGAACAGTTCCCGGCGGCACACCGAGCTTTTTCGCTATATCCACAAGTTTCATACCATCGTGATACATAGCTTCTGCTTTCGCCGCTTTTGCATTAGGCGATCGTGCCACCGCCGACACCTCCTTACAATTCGTTCCTCAGTTTTTACTTTTCTGTATTTCTTGTGAAGAAATAAAAAAACGGTGTATCTAACGCCGCTAATATCAATTTTATTAAATATTGAGCAAACACCATAAGCCATATGTTATCAACTACACCATAAAAAGCTATTATTATAAATATAATTGTATCTATAAATTGGCTGCTCATAGTGCTTGCATTATTTCTTAACCATTTATACTTACCATTTGTTTTATTCTTTAGCCAGTGAAAAGATATAACATCCATTGTCTGACTTATCATAAACGCGCCTAAACTGGCCAAAGTTAGTCTTGCGCCTTGATTTAACACAGTAACAAGGCATTCTTGCAAATGTTCCGTTGTCTGTAAAGAAGGAATTTTTAATGATAGATAACCCAGTATTAAGAAACCTATTTGAATTATTATACCTACTTTTACACAATCGTTTGCTTCTTTCTTGCCCCATATCTCGCCTATTATATCCGTCGTTAAAAATGTAAGCGGATATGTCACAATAGCTCCTGCCACCGTGAAACCTAATACGCTTATAAGCTTACCACCAAAAAGATTAGAGGTTAATAAGCCCAAGCAAAATATTCCTGTTAATAATGTTAAATTAAAAGTATTTTTTTTCATAATTACATCACTCCATCCATATATTTTTGAAATTTAGTCCATTCTATCATATTGTGTGCTACGAGTTTTGGCAAATTAGCTTTACGCCCTTTTTTCTTCAAAGGGCGTGCATTTATATGTCCGTCTTGGAAAAAATGTATCTGTTGCCCTCTCGTTGCAGATATAACCCAACTTGCGCTATCTACACTATAGAATTTATATGTTGATAACTCCTTTGTCTTTGTAAATCCTAACCCATGTACTTTTATTCCTTTATAATATGCGTATTCAACCAATTGGCGTATTAATTGATATTCCTGTTTTTTTACATGAAATACCAAACCACCAATCGCTACATAAGAATACACCTCACACATATATTTCCAATATTCTACCCCTCTGCCTTTATGCCATACAGGTATACATGGATATCCTATGCTGCACAGCAGCAGTACCCGACAGATAATGAGAAGAAAAAGAATTATGCTACGGAGTATATAACGTCAGCACTGGCGGCAAAGAATATCAGCATATCAACAGAAGATATATCGGTAGCAATAGAGGCAGCGTTAAAGAAGATTAAAACAGAAGCAGGCGAGGAATGGTGAAGATAAGAAAGGCTCGGACAAAAAATGTCCGAGCCACTTTTTTTATTTTATAAAAAAGTGGGGCAAGACCCTAAAGTCCTCCCCCTGCAAAAAAGACTATTCTTTTTTTGATATCGACCGACTTATTAACTATATAATGACATAATGTCAAAATTAAGCTTCCAAACTTAAATTATCCCAGTCAATATGTATGCCGTTGTCTTCATACACAAATGGCAATCTGTTCTGGAGAGCTTTTAGCATATCGTATTCATCTTTTGCGTCAATGCCATATGCTATATATAGAGCTTTTTCTACCGTCATATCAGTATTACATCCAAATTCGTGAATTGTTTCTCCATTGTATAAAATTTTCATTTTTTCCCCTTTCTGCCGGAGGATTTACCTCGGCTAACGATGCAAATTGTCCGTTCTCAATATAAATAATACCACCAAATATAGTTACAGTCAATAGTTTTTTTGATAAATATAAACATTTTTAAAGGCAAAACGCACAAAAAGACGAATGTAAATACAGCATAGTCACCAAAAGTATCATTTTTTTAAAAAAATTTAAAAAAACACTTGACTTATTAACCAATGTGGTTTATAATGTGTACATAAGATAAATTAAAGCTAAAAGCGAGGAGGAAAAAACAATGAAAACACTAAACGAAATTATGGTGGCTATAAACGCACACAGCGAAAGAACAGGCAACAGTTATTACGCAGTAAGAGGGGATGACAGAAATTACAATGCCGGCGACAAACTCGAATACAGCAAAGACCTAACAGACGACAGCGAAACATACGGACAGGAGCTGAACGGAACAAGCGGTACAAACATCGGTTATCTGTATTTTGACGGTGAGGAAGAAGATATTCAGTCGGTTAAAGAAGCGATTGATTACAACAAAAAGGCGTACAGATACAAGAACCTGTACATCATAACAGGAATGTACAGCGAGTACGGAACAGACGAAAACGAAATACTGTTGAGCAACGCTGAAATCGTTTGCAAGATTGAACTTTGA